GCCGACCCAAATCAAGCAATCGCTGCCATGAATATTGCTGGAACAGATGGTCCCCGCAAGAATCTTTTATATCGTCTAGCAGTGATCTATAGTCAACTCAAGTTAGATTCGTATAAGAAAGCCGAAAAGGATGGTATGATTGTCTATGGCTCAGACCGCAGTGATAGTTTTTCATCTCCTGTATCACTGAAAGACCTTAAACGCGGCGCCTTACAAGTCTTGGGCCTTGTGCCTCTTGAAGAGGAAGCTCGTCGTCTAGCACTGGCACTCCGCACGATTGAACTCCGCACACCAACATCAACACCTGCTGGAACTCATATTTGGACACCGTGGACTCCTCGGGAAATCCCCGTACTCAAAGTAGAAATCCCTAAAAATATTTTATATAAACTCTTCCTTCGCAACTGCTACAAGGGACCTAGCATCGGCTCTCCCCACAAGATAGGATACGGTAATGCGTGTAAGAACTGCGGATTTCAATTCCCAGTTAGTCCCGATATTATTGACCCCGAGAAAGAGGGCAAACCGGCCTTAGATAATCAGAATGTAGATTATAGTGAAGCAGAGTTTGAGAAGATTCTAGCACAAAAACGCGAACTCCGATCACAGGCTTCTTTTGTAAAACCAGATGAACCGGAACTTCTCAAGAATATTCAACAATGGATTGAATCTCCCGTGATGATTGATGATGCTGGATTGTGGCAGGAAGTTGGTATTATCCTTAAAGGCCTATATGATTCTAAGTCAGCCAGCAGACCTATTGCTCGCGCAGAGGCATGGGGTAATTTCGTAACCCGATATGATCAAGCTAAAGAAGTCCTACGAGGGAGGGTAGCAGCCTCCGCAACCCGGAAAACTCGGGCTCAAGCAGTTGCTGCTGGATTCCTCAATAATCTAGATATTGTTACACAGAACCCTTTTGGTACTGGATTAGACTCTATAGCGTCGGCTCTTGTATCACCACTTCTCCAGAAAGCTCGTGCTCATATGATATCCAGTGTTACATCACTACGAGAAGTCAAAGATAGAAGCGGAACTGAAGTTCTATATTCACACGCTGCTATAGTCAAACGACCTGGAAAAGAAGATAAGATTTCCCTTAAAGATGTTAAACCCTGGATGAAGATTGCGCCTGAGCATAGGTCATTACTTAATGATATTATGTCACAACACACCGAGTTAATTAATGGGGGTTCACTTGAAATGCGGGAAGTCTGTAATCGTCTAGGTCGCGAAATAGGTCTTTGGATGAGAAAATGGAAAACACTTATCTTTGAAGATCCTCTGCTCGGATTTACAGAAACGGAAGGACAATATATTTTACGATTTATATTTGTTCGTCTCTTCTTGGATATAACAAATACCACTTCATCACTCTATAGAAATTTACCCACAGACACGGAAGCGCAAAAACCCGAATCTGAGACTATTATGAAGGAAGTTGTAGTTTTTATAGCAGAAAATATGGAACGGACAGCTTCTACATTACGTTTGCCTTCTCAAAAAGAATTGGAAGAAATTCTCTTGAAACGAGCTGAAACTGAACGTAATTATGTTATTAATATTTTTGACCGATTGGATGAAGAGGATAAAGCAATTGAGAAGTTACAGAAGAAGTTCCGTCTAGGCAAATGGTCAATGGGCCAAAATGTCCGAGATTACAGCGCTGAATTATATGAGCACGACCGTAATCAGCGCATTCAAATGGGTCTACGGGATGCTCCTCAACTGACTGAAGGCAGAAGTCTACCGGGTGATTTTGGCTTTGCTTCATTTGGAGGTGAATCACGTGCTGACCGTGCTTATGGTGTTGAAGATTTAGATGCGCAAGAACGAGCAGAGGCTAGCGTCTACACAGAATAATGGAGGAATAAAATATATACATATTTCTGTAGTTAAAACAGGAACATGCATGTATTATTTTTAGCATTGACTATTTATTTGGTTGGAACAACAATTGTCCTTTATCTTCGTCCATCAATAATGTTTCATCCTGGTGGAACATGGAAAGAATTCTCCCTAAACCCGGATCCAAATCATACAAATATGCCCTTTTGGCTTTTTTCAATACTCTGGGCATTCCTCAGTTATCTAATTGCTAGTTTTATACAGCGAATGATGGTTACTGTACCTACTCCTGAAGGAGAGTCGGCCGATTTTGAACCGATTGAGTTGCCGGAACCTGTGGAGTTACCAGAAACAGATATTTCAAATCTTTCAGAAGCCGAACCTGTCAGTAAAAACATGGGACTCAATAAAACTCGCAACGGATATTATGTACTAAATACAAAGAAATATAGCAGAAATCAAGTTCCTATGTATGTCTATTATGGCGATTCACCCCCTTCAGTATCTTAACCCTTTGAATCAGTTGAAGGTAAAGGACATGCTGTAGCAAACCAAGAAAGAGAAGCTGAAGAATACATCCCCGCCCAGAACATGTAAAATGCGTGTACAATAGATTCACCAAATTGATTTTTCACTGGTGTCTCAGACTCATTAGAGTTTTCTTCTGTTACGGGAAGCATATTTCGGATAATATTTCCAATGAAGTCAACATGCCATGAAAGACTAAAAAATAAGATTGATATAATTACACTATATCCCGCAAGTGTTGCTAGATGTTCACTTTGAAATACTTTACCACAAACAGAACTTTGAACTATTATAAAAGAAATAAGATTTGATATGAATGAACCTACAACAATAACACATAATACTGTAAAAAAAGCCGTATTACTTTCTAGAAAAGGCTCCTTAGCAACATTCATATAGGCAGCAATTCCAATAGCAGGGAGAATTGTATGAATCATACCATTAAGAAACATTGAACCAATTATTTTGCCCGTTGCGTCACTCATCTCTGAGATAATAAATCATTTTCTATTAGAGAGAATGCCGCCAAAAAGCAAATTGGGTACATTCGGTAATCCGAAAGCAATTGTTGATGTTAAGACATGGGCAAAGGTCGCAAGGAAAGGATATTCAAATATTGTTATGGACTACGAGAAGGGAATTCCAGTAGTCAAAAACTCTGAGAACTTGAGTGAAACTCTCAAAGAAATACAAATACCTCGTCTTGTGGATTCATATAGAGCATTGGACCTATATCGTAATAAGGCAAGCAAAGAGGAGCATGACAAATATGCGACTTCTTTACAGGCATTTAATAAACAACGTGAAGATAAAGCTGAATTAAATCTAATTCGGGTTGAAGCACTCCAGCAGTCTTATATTGAACTTGCTCAGGCAATAGGAAATTATAGAATTAGCCCCTCTATTGAAGGAGCCAAACGTGTTGCTATTGCGCAGAAGACTCTATATGAGAAAGAAGCTGAGGCCGCGCCTAAGGCCCCTAAAGGAGATAAATGCGAACCGGAAGGATCATGCGAACGTGTAGTTAAGAACTTTGAGTATCCGTTACCACCCTCTGGTAATTTCTCTAAGCCTCCTGTAAATATTTATTATAAATATGAAACTATGCCGGATAGTCGGGAAATTAATTTAATGGCCCCCCCTCAGCCTACAGGAGTAGAAGGACAAGCAAGTGAATTATTGTAAAGGATAGATGGATATTTTATCTTCATTCTTATCACAGTCAACTTTTTTAACAATGTATTGAAAACATACATCATTTCGGTCAACATATGTCACCTTTCCAGCATTATCCAAATTAGGATTCTTGTAGATAATTACGGGGCTCGGTTTAAGAATGTATACAATAAAGAATCCAATGAAAAAACTTACCATGAGTGGTAGAAGTTGTAATTTATTGAAAAATCGCATACCTAACCTATTATAATAGAAGATAAAAGTAGGGGAATGCTAGATTTAATGGAATTAATGGAACATCCTCGTATTGCTTTTATATTAAGTTGCGTTATAGGTTTCGGTTTAGCCGCAATGATGCGACCTCTCTGTAAAGGCCCGGACTGTATTATTATTCGGGGACCTGATGTTGTTAAATTTCAAAATACAGTGTATCAAATCGGCGAAGGATGTTATGAATTCAAAATAAAGCCCATTGTTTGCCCGGCTGATAAGAAAGAATTAGTTAAAACTATTTCATTCGCAGATACCGATAATTAGCTGCGTTTTTCTAATATCTTTGATATATTTATCCATAATAAATGTCTCAAAGCACACCTCTAGACAAGTTAGAGGGCCCCGGAACTAATGATGCGAGCCTCGTCAGTAAGATTCTGGCAGATATGAATGATGGAGGTGCCGGAGGTTCACCCAATGGAGCCGCTTTTCAGCAGCAGGGTTCGCCCCGCCTGGTTCTCCAAGAACCTCCTGTTACGTCCACGCAAGAATATACAATGGATCCGTCCCCTGCTACTGCTCATATGATTGGAAACTCTATGCCCTCCGCGCAGGATTTCTCTTCAATGATGGGGTCCTATAGTCAGATTCCCCAGCAGAATCCCACACCTCAGATTCAGATGATGGCCCCGACTCAAAAGGGTGATATGTGGTCATACATTGCGGACCGTATCCGTGCTCCGATTGTTGTGGCTGCTCTTTTCTTTCTTCTTAATCTACCCCTCTTTCACACATCCATTATGCAGTACGCACCCTGGGCGTTTCGTGCTGGCTCCGAACTCTCCATGGTGGGATTGGTGCTACTATCCTTAATTGCGGGTCTATTATTTGCGGGCTATCAACTTCTATCAGATATTATAGGCGTATAATAGGGAATGTCCGGTTTTTTTGGCTATAAGTTAAGTGAAGTAGCCGTCTTAGTTGTTTTGCTCGTGGCCGTTATACCTATTGCTAAGTCCGCCGCTGCCTTCAATTTCTTACCCGTTGTATTTGGCCTTCTAGCATACCTAACTCTATCAACTGTGCGGCGTGTCACTCTTGGTCTTCGTATTCTAATTTCAGTACTCATTGCCGTGATTTTTGTCCCTAGACGTTTCCGTGGCAAACGGGTGTGGGAGAACTTTGAAGATGCGGGTACTTCGCTATTGCCCCCTACAGAGACACCTGTAATAGAGGAGAAGAAGGAGGAAGTGGTGGAAGAAATGGAAGATGCGGAAGGTGCGGAAGGTGTGGATGTCAGCGGGGAAGAGAAAGCAACTGTTGAACCACTGGAAAATGAATCAGAACCCGACCCTTCTGATATAAATGCCCTAAGCGCTAAATTCTTGGGCACTAAACCACAATCTAAGGCAACAAAGCAAACAAAGCAAACAAAGAAATATCGCTTACCTTCCGAAAAGGCAGATGGGGAACATCACATGGATGCGGGTTCAACGTTCATGAAAGCCTATAATCAATTAAAGCCTGAGCAGGTTGCGGCTTTAACAACGGATACTCAGAAACTAATCTCCGTTCAAAAAGATTTAATGGCAAATCTCAATAATCTCAAACCGCTTGTCAGCGACGGCAAAGAAATTATGAAAACATTCAAGAGTTTCTTTGGCTCTGATCCGACTTCGTCATAAACCTATACAATATGTAGGATGGTTAAGGCACGAAAAATTAAACAAAGAGGAGGTTCCCTTCATTCTGTTGAACAGTCTGGCGGGTTTCAGTTATCACAGACAACATTATTATTGATTCTAGCAGGTTCAATCGTAATCTGCGGAGTTTTCATCTATCTTGCTTTTCAGAACCGCGGGGATATTAATATCAAATTGGAAATGCCAGCAAGTGGTTCTTCCGGTTCTGCTTCCAGCAAAGGGAATACTGCCACATCTACACAATGGCTCCCTCGTGGTTCCAGTTCAAATGTTCCGCCTGCGCCCGAGCGTCAGTATCAACCGCCCCCTGATTTTAACACAGCCGGTTCTGTTTTCAATTTTCCCACACAGGGATACGCCGAAAGTTTCCAGCAAGTTGGTCTGCTCGTAACACAGGGTGGCTCTGCTCTTTCATCCAATCCTGAACGCACACTTGTGCCTTTGTATGGACGGAGAACCATGGCCAGTCGTAATAAATGGAATTATTACACACGCACAGATGGACTCAACCCCGTCCAAGTCCCCATTCAATACAAAAATCGCGACTGCGATGATGATAATGGTTGCGATGAAATCTACGATGGTGATGAAGTCGGTGTTCCAGCGCAGGGACAGACATTTAAAGCCAATATCTATAGGCAAAAATCGCTAGTTTATAATCCTTTTACAGGTTAGGGATAAATGTCTGGTAAAGTATTTCCATTTAATAGTTTAAGTTGTACACAGACGCCTTTTCAATTTCCGAAATTATTGAAGGTGGATGACATACCTGAATATAAGACATCAGAAATTCGCATTGTTGGAACCACACCTGGTCCGGGACGTGTGCTAGAAAGAGCAGCTCGTGACGGACAGCTTATTGAAGAAAACCCGCAGATTTCTCTTATTTTTGAACGGCAAACATTTAATATTTCAGATACTGTTTTACATTTTCCTGGAATGCATCGGTCCCCAGGCACAGAGACTCTACCCACTGGTGAAATCCATGTCTATTTTCGGAATCCCAAACCTGCCAAACGTCTCCAGCAGATTCGCGATGATCTCTGCTTGATTATTCCTATTAAGATTGGAACTGGAAAGGGTGTAAATTATTTTGAATTTCTAAATCGCGACGCTTCTCTACGAGCTGGGTATTTGCCCGCCTTAACAAGTATTATAACAGATAGAACACCCACAATACTTTACAAGGGCAAGGATTTGAAGAATCGGGGATATGGGCTTCCTAATCCTGATGCGCAATGTCTTCCTGACTCATATGCGATTCAGTATATTTTTCTCCAAACACCAGTGAACATCCGAGCAAAAGATGTTGAACGATTGAAAGCCGCTAATCGTGTAATTGAGTTGGAGCCACCTTCTGACCCAATTAATATAGTTGACCTCCGACGCTTCTGTGCCTTATATAAAACACCCGGTCTTCGTGTAGGTTCAGCGACTGAGTCACCGGTTGACCTTCCTGCTGGAATTAAAAACATGGACTCTATGAAATGCCGGCCAATTGACCCAAAGAAGGATATTCGTGGTGATAAAATTGTGGTAGATGAGAAAGCCCGCAGAGTATTCTTAGCAGATGAACTATATGGTCCGCGTAAGTTACAGGATGATGTAGGAGTAGCAGGTACGGGTGAACCGGTAAACACAGGTGCTGGTATTCAACCGGGCGATTTTGAAGATATCTTAGCAGCGCCTGTCGGAATTACAATCGGAGGATTTGTAATGGCTGGGGGCATTATATGGGGCCTTCTTTCTGTTTGTTATCGTACTTAAAAAATCATCGGATAACATAGGAGTCTTATGAAGACAATACTTTTATTATTACTTGTTGCTTCTCTAATTGTGTTTTTCATTGCTTTCAAATACAGTCGGCTTCCTGCTATGCTTGAGGAATCATTCTTAACAATGAGCCAATCACGAAATGCGAAACCGGTTACAGAAGGCAGTATTGCACCACTCTGCCCACCCGGTTTTAAGTTTTTAACAGACCGCGATGGCCGCTCAATCTGTTGCCGTGGTCGCATTGACAATACCGAAGGTCGCTGCTATCCCAAGAAAGATAATAGCAAAATCCCTCATGTATGTTCACTGGGAGGTGAAATGAATGATGAATTTGGTCAAAAAATTCAGTTCTGTGGGTCAATGATGCAGTCACTCTTATCAGAGCTAGCGGCCGAAAACTGTACACGTAGCAAACCATATAGAGCAACATCGGATGGTATTACAGGATTCTGCTGTGCGGCAGCTCCTTCTTCGGCTGCTCCTCAGAAATGTCCCGGCGATTCAAAATCCTGCGTAGTCTTACGAGATGACCAGAATCCCTTTGAGCAATCTAATTCATGCGGCCTTGAACGTTTCGCAGAAGGCGCAACATGTCCTGCTGGAATGCGACAGACAATCTTAAGAGCCACAGAAGGTGAAATTGAAGCACTAACTGTTCCGCTATGTATGTCCACTGTGTTACCTCTTAGCAAAACCGCACCCATGTGTATTCCGCGAAATGTACTTAATGAACTCCGCCGTTTTGGCAAATATAGAAACAAGGATTTTAGACGCTGGATAGGCAATTGTGAAATTTATGATAAGGTCAATGTTCAGAAAACTGAAACACCGCAAAGAGTGGACTTGGCAGGGTTTTAATAAATTTAAAAACCAATATAATACTTATTTACCGCAGTTATACTGCTAGAAATATGTATATCCAAACAAATTAGTTCTTTCTTGTTCTCCGAGATTGGTGTGATCGGCGCGACCGTGCTGTCCGAGCTTTTACTTTTCTTACTTTTTCTCTTAATTGTATCATCTTATTCTTTAATTGCTCAGATGAAAACTTCTCTAAACTTTTCTGCAGAGCCTGTTTCTGTTCATCACTAATTTCAAAGAAGGATAAAACACTTTGTATAAGAACCGTTTTCTCAGAAGGTGCTCCAGCAAAATAGAATTCAGGAATTTTCAGATAACCTTTCTTGTACATATCCTGTAATGAAGCAATGTCTGCTTCAATTCCCATCATCAATAAATCATCCACCGCTGAATCTCCCGCAGATTCCTTTTCAGCAACAACTTCTGCTAGTTTGCTTAAGATAAATCCAATATATTCTTTATTATTTTTTGTTTTTGCGGATAAAGCAGAAACGCCTTCCAGCAATTTAGTCGCTCCAGCATTCATTGCTCCCTCCGCCGCATTTGACGCAGCCGCCGTGCTCCAGTTAGCAAGATACTGGTCATAAAAATCCTGTGTTAGAAGCAACGCAGCCAACTGCTCAGAAAACTGGGTCTTATACTGAATTGCACCCTCATTATTAAATGTAGTTGTCTCAGCATCTTGATTGATTTTGCCCAAAAACTCCACTAAACGTGCCTCAATACACCATGCTGATAAACTGTCATTTACTTCTTCTAAACGAGGTGATTCAGGACCTTCAGTATCTATAAGTGCTTTTAGATGTTCAAGTGATGTATCAATATACTTCATAATCTCATCTTTTCCAGCATACTCAGATCCTTTCTCCCCAATGTGTGTGAAGGTCAAAACTTTATAGAGTTTCTTACGGAGTACATCAGCATCTGTTTCACGATTCCACCAAAAGCGATATGCGCAACAGTCTTTTAAAAAACGTTCCAAATTATCCTTCTTGCCTTTTCGCTGTTTAAGAGAATCCCGTAATGAACCACATTGATCTGAATCTGTATAAAATACTTCTGTGCTTTCCTTTTTTGGCTCAAAGAGGCCAAATAACCGAAAATACTGTGGCATATACTTCCAGAGTGGCATTCCTATTTTAAACTAACAAAAAAGGAGCCAGGAATTATAGTTCAATCACACGCTGCGTGGGTTGAGCAAACCCGCTGTATGCGATAGATTCGCAAGGGGGTGGATGCTCAACTCTGTTGAGCAAACCCGCTGTATGCGATAGATTCGCAAGGGGGTGGATGCTCAA